CGAGGGCTTGGTTCATATAGGCTATCTTTTGTGAAACAGCCCTATCTATAGCCTTATTAAGTGGAATAGCGTCGGACACCCACGCCCTTTGATAGACTTTCAGGGGGTTCATTTGTATCTGATAAATGTAAATGGGGTATTCCGTATCCTCTAAATCTTCCTCTCGTAAAACTTGGTCTCCTGCGTAGGTGAAAAGTTTTACCCTTCCCCCGTTCTCGTTCTTCTCGTCATCCCAAAGGAAAAACTCCTTCACCATAACTGTCGGGATTACGTTCTCATCATCCCCACCTATTTCTTTACGGATTATTTTAGCCTTTAGCCTTGAGGTGGCTAGTTCCTCATCTGCCTCTATCTTTTTCCTAGACTTTTCATCGTATCGGGAGTCTGACTTTACTTCCTCTACGGACTTAACAACAGTTTTAGCTATAAATCTTCCCACCAAACGCCCCGCATATAAACTGGCTCTTTTATCTATCCAAATATCAAAGGGGTCGTGAAGCCTTATCCTTACCTGACCTATTCCACCCTCTGCTTCCTCGTCCCAGTCGACCTCTAAAGCCCCGATAGACGTGGAAAGCCCCGTATCAACCACCCCAGACACCATCTGTTCAAGCCTAAGCTTCCCATATAAGAAATCGAGAAACTTTCCTACCCTTCTAGCGTTCTTAACCGTGTCCTCATCAGTATCTCCTGGGATTATCTCCCACTTTGGCTTGGTTCTAGTGACGTAGTTTTGAATAGCACGCTTAGTTGACTTGATTTTGTTAACAGTCATCCTAACTTCCCCTCTTTTCCTCGGGGGATTGGCTTCTAAGGTGCCTGTAACCGTATTTATAGCGGCGTAGTGGTCTCCATTTTCAAAAATATAGTTCAAATACCACTCTTTATCGTATGAACTCTCTCTTGACTTCTTAGCGTCAGTCAAAAGAGACTCGCAGTAAGAGATTTTCTCGTCATCTTTGGTCTTATCCCAGTCTCTGTCTCCTATTTTTATTGCCATGCTTTAACTCCTATAAAACTTTCCACCTGCACGAAAGTGTTGTTCTTTCTACCATATAAATGGTGAAAATCATAATGACACTTTCTACATAAGGTAACTCCATTATTTAAATCATAACGCAACTCTGGGTAATCGGAGAAATTCTTTATGTGATGGGGGTGTAGAAAAACTCCCTTGGAGCCGCAACTTTGGCAGGTGTAGTTGTCCCTCTCAAAAAGACTGTTTCTCCATATTTTAAACTCTACTCCCTGCCTTTCTAGTTGGTGGTTTCTGGATATACCACCTTTCCACATATAGGATTTTTCCCCCCTTAATTTCTCGCTGAGATTTCTCTTCCATTCATCCGTGTGGTGACTTCCAATAACAACCTTCATGGACGCCTCTCTTGCCTTGTCCATATCATTGCCTTTTCTATCAATAGAATATTTTTTCCACTGACTAATCCTGGCGGGGGTGGTTTTAACACAATGTACACAGTACTTTGTATAATTAGGTGCTGTTGTAGAGTCCTCTCTTATTTCTCTAACTTTGTGGCAAGAGGGACACTCTATGCTTACATATCTTCTGGTTCTACCCCCAGCATCTCTTTTTATCATAATTTCTCCCTGGCGTTTACAATTTGTTCGAGGTTAGCCTCTTCTGGGTCAATGTAGGGGTCGAAAGCCTCTTTGGGGCCCTCTTCAACCTTACTATCAACAGAGGAAACGTAGTCTTTGAGGTCTCTGCTCATAAGTTTTAGCTGTAATTTGTCCCTCTCAACCCTGTTTTGGTAATCAGAGTAAACGAATAACCCAACCTGCAAAACAATAACTATAAATAGAAATATTTCCATGCTTTTAATTATACCTTAAACAAAGCCCCCTAGAAATGGGTCCTCATAAATAGGTGGATTATCTCTCTCCTTAACTAGGATGTCCTGTAGACGACTTCCTGAGCTTTTGAAGGGGGCTTCTTCCGACTCGGGGGAGAACGAAATCTCCTCCACATCGGTGAGGGCGTCTATCATGTCGTCTCTTTTATGCCTTGGGAATTTCAAAATCTGCTCCTCTAGGTCGAACATGTCTCTTTTTATAAATACCTTTCCTCTTTCAAATCTGGGCTGTAGGACAGAGCGTATCCTTATCTCTTTTTTTATAGCTGGTCTGGCTGTTATCTCCTTTAAAGGTAGGTAGGTGTTACGTCTGTTCTCCTCATCATGTATTGGAAGCATTATCCCCTGTGCCTGTCCTATCACCTCTAAGGTCATGGTGATGGGATTCCACTGCGAATTGACCGCAAACAGCTCCTCAATAAGCTCCGAGGTAGACCACTTGCCCGTTCTGGTCTCCAAAATCCACCAATTATTTTCCGAATCCACACCTACTATTATAATAGAGGATTCGTCTGCCTGTTCCGACTGGCTCACTGCGGGGTCACAGACGGCAAAGATATTTAACTGTCTGGGAAGCTGGTTATCCTCCCCCGCCCCGTAGTATCTTAACTGGCTTCTTTTAATAAGTGCGGAGTTTTCATCAACGGGGTCGTTCAAATAGAAAGCGGAAAAAACATAAGAGCCTTGTAGGGAGCGGAGCTCCTTTAGCTTCTCCTCATTTAAAAGCTCTGGAAAGTACAAACTCCCGTCATCCTTGTAAGCCCCCCTAATATAGACATCTACCTTCTCCCCGAACTTCTCCATAATCCACGAGTAAAGTTCGTAGTAGCTCCAGCGGGTTCCAATGATTATCATCTCTCCGTCAGTGTCTAACAAAGAGAATGCCCTCCTCCACCAGTCAATAACTTTATCGGCCTGATATCGGGAGCTGGAATTTTCAAGGTTTACCAAGTCATCGGCTATTATCATGGAGTAGTGCTGAGAGACAAGGTTTCCTCCCACACCAACTGCGGTAACTGTAGACTCCTTACTCCCGAGTCCCTTGCCCAAGACATTAAAGGAGTCCTCATTCCACCTAAGTTTAGGTTCGTAGAACTCCCCATATAATCTTTTTAGCTCCTCGTTCTTTCTTAGGTGGTCTTTGATTTCCGAAAGGAACATCTGAGCGTTATTTAGGGTGGCGTTAGCAATAAGGATTCTGGAGTCCCTGCTTTTACAAATAGCTTGTATGGTCCTTCCAACAGTAAAGAAGGTGGACTTAAAACAAGCCCTTGGGACCAATATCATTTTTATACGGGATGGGGTGTTCTCATACCAGTCGGTCCACTCCCCATGAACGTGGTCTACCAAAAGCCCCCTACGTCTGTCGTCTGTTTCTAAAATATACTTATTGAAAAAGTAAAGGTCTTTTAAGCCCCGTTCCTTCTTCTTAATTAGAAGTGTTCGGTAAAGTTCCTCCTTGGCTGTCATATTCCTCCATTAGTTTTATAAGCTCTGCTTTCTTCATCGTGCTTCCTGGTTTGTAAACACCTCTTGCTGAACCCAACGCAACAAGTTCTCTCCACGGCATGGCGGAGTAGTTGCTTTCAGAAAAAGCCTCTGCCCTACCAACGGCCTCCTTATATTCCACAAGCCCCACACGGGCCCTATTTAGAATGAACTCCCCCATCTGCTTTTCCACAGTTCTGACCTCTTTGGGAGCAAAAAAGTACCTCTGTCCCCCGTAGGGAAACTCTACCATCGTATCCTTAGGATTAAATATAATCACGGTCTTTCCACCTTAAATAAATCCTTTCCCGTCTTTTTATTATAGACCACGAAAGGAAGTAACTTTATACACCCGTACATATTACGATTGAACTGCCGTATGCTTATCCTCAGCATCCTTTTCCTTAATCTGTGTCTTATAAACCACGGTTAGAAGACCGTGCCTAGTACACTTCTCATTAGGACAGAAAAGCACAGAGGGCATATACTTGTCGTCTTCTTCGTTATTAAATAAAGGAATCTCTACTAATGGGGTGTTACATTTTTTACAGTACATGCCTCTATTATAGAGGATGTCGTGACATTAGTCCAACTGCTCTTGAAGCTCGTCTATCTTTTTGTCCAATTCTTCCTCGGTCATGTCCAAATTCAAGTTCAAGGTCTTCCTCGTTTCTGGCGCATAAACTCCGGCGATTTTATTTATCTCCTGAACGTATTTAAGTCTGGTGTCGTAGTTTATATCCCCTTGAGGCGTGGTGGCATCAAGCCCCTCTAATAGTACCCCCTCGGTCTTGCTATTTGCCCCCAGTATCTTTTTCTCTGTTAAGGATGATATAAGTGCTTCCCTAAAGTTCTCGCTTCTCATATTGGCTGCTACGACCTGATGGGCTGAGGCTCTGTTTTTGGTATCGTAGAACTTCTCCACAGACTCCACTAATTTCATGGGCTTACCATGCTTTACACGTTCGGTTACATCGGCGATAACTAATTTCTGTTTATAAGTGAGACTGCGTTTACCCTTGGTCATAGTGTTTTTTACATTTCCCTTCTTTATAAATAGGTTCCCCACAGGCTACCGCCCCCCAAGAGGTGTACCTAATAACATGGTCACATCCCGTAATGGTCTTACTTTGTACCTCCGAGGGCACGTCAGGCATGTCCACAACCAACTCCACCTTATTGGCCTCCTCAATTAGAAAGATTGGTTTACCATAGCGGGTGACGGTAACTGGTAATTTTTTTGTTGCCCCGTCAATGTCTCTGAGCAGTTGTCTGACATTTATGAATTCCATGGGTTTATTCTAGTCTATTGTCTGACTATTGTCAATCATTAGTTTGATTTTAGTACTACGGTTTGGAGCGGGGTTATACAAAATTTATTCAACCAAACGCACATCACAACATAGCCCCCCCTGCCTTAGACGTCGTTATTCGTACATTATACGACGTTAGTGGTGTTGATATGAAGCCTTATCGTGCTAGTTAGTGCTATAAATAGAGCTATGAGTTATACATACAAGCAGACCATGCCAACCTTAAAACAAGTACACAAAGGGTGGGTAATACCATCATCATATAGCCTACATACAGACCTACAGATATACCTACTATTCCTTATTCTTTTAATAGGATGGAATGTGGGGATTTCAAGGTCATGGAATAGTCTAGGTTTAGTTTTTATCCAGGGATACTATCTTATATCCTTTGATGTCTACCGGTGGCGTGATGCTCCACAAACATTCTAATATACAATGCTATATTATTTTATCAAAGTTCTTGGGGGTTTGTTGTTGTGGTGCATCTTATTGCCTATTGACAGGTGTATAGTATAGTACTACAATGGATGCATGACCAAAAGAGAAGCAAACAACATCTTAGCTTGTAGGTGGCTTGATAGTTTGAATGGCAGGAGCTACGCCACCCTAACCGTTGAGGAGCAAGACCTATATAAGGGTCTCGGACACAAGATAAAAGACTACCACAATTATGTAGGTGGATTAAGTAAATAGTTAATAGTAAGGGAGGTGGGGTACATGTTAGAGGAAAAAAAGCAACGAATTATAGATAACTACATCAATGGGAATATCTCAACATTTAGGAATGAGGTTGTAAGCCTGAGCAAACACGAGATGCTCGAATTGATAGAGTTTTGGGCAAGGAATGAACCAAGGCATCAGATAATCAATGCCATGCTTATTGCTTTAGAGTAGTTGTGGGTTGGCGGGTGGTGCTTGATGGGGCTATCAAGCGTCACCGTAAGCTCATAATCATATAGTTATAGTTGAGAGGTGGTGGATAAGTAAATGAACTTTGAACAAGCACTAGGTGAGTGGCTATTGAGGGCACAAAGCATAGTCAATAAGGGCAGAATAGACAAAACGGTTAGGCTGGGCATAGACACTAAGGGGAAGAAATATCTAAGGATAGTGGAGAAGAATGAGTGGGAAACCTATGGTAGCGTATTTTGTTTTGTTGATAAGGCAAGTGGAGATGTTCTGAAGGCGGCGGGCTGGAAAACACCTGCTAAACACGCAAGGGGCAACATCTACAAGGTGGGTCAGGAAGGCGTGGGAGCTTACGGGGCACACTATCTTAACTAGGGTTAGCTATTATTTGGGTTAGCTCTTGGGGCTTCCTATGCTAATCCGGGAGGCCCCAAGATTAAAGTAATCTATGAGGAAAATATCTTTAAAGTTGGGCAAGAGTTGGGTATCAATGGACAAGACAGGAATAATGGCATGGAACAACTGGACAAAGAAAAATAGTTTTTTTATATGGGGGGCAAGATGACACAAGAGATAAAAAGATTAATAGCAGAATGGCAAGAGTTGGGTAATGTGGATATGGTCAAGTATTTAGAGTGGAAAGCGGGACTAATAAGCGAAGAGGAGTATGAACTGCATCTAATGAAAGATTATATAACTACAGACCATGTACAGGGTGAGGTTGACGGGGGTTATGCAAGTATGAAGGACTATACAGAATCAGAAGGTCTTTGTGGGTGTGGGAATCCCAAGATGGAGAACTCGGACTTTTGTGCCGACTGTATATAAGGAAAGTATTAATAAATTCAACTGGGGGCATTGTAGGACTCCAAATTTCCGAACAATGCCCGAATGAAAGGCTAAAACATGAGAATACATGAAGTGATAAGGTTCAATGACCTATCAGACGGGAAGAAGGAAAGTGTCAGAAAGACACTAGAAGAGCTTGTGGATGATTCTATTGATGGGGACTTCGACTTTGGTGAATGTAGTAAAGAGGACATCAAGAATGGGAAAGTCGAACGTGCCATGAACAGGGCATGGTGTGAGATGGAGTTTAATATATGATGGGGGCATTGATAGTCATAATAGCGTGGTTGGTGTTCTTGTGGACACAGAAGGATTGACAATGGTAGCACACTATGCTAGTATAACAGCTATGAAAGCAAAGCCTAGTTATTGGGAAGATGAAAAGTATTACGAGAAAAGAAATAAAGACCTGTTAAAGGATAGGGCTGGGGGCATGAGCCTATCCGGATTGATGCGTAAATACGACCTATCTTTAGGAAGGGTGCAGTACATAGTTAAAAGGAGCAAGAATGAATGAAGCCAAATCAAGCGTAACTTATACGCTTAAAAGCCCAAACGGATTGCCGTTACTCTTTACGTTTAGAGATGAGGATGTAGAAAGCCTTATAAAGAGAATGGGTAGTATAGAAACAGCAATGCTTAAACTCGGGTATGTGGGGGACATCAAGACTTATGGAAGAAGTGAGAAACCCAAAGAGTATGTAGAGGGCAAGGCTTGTCCTAGGTGTGGT